GACCGCGAAAACACGGTTGGGAAGACAGTCGTAGTCGGCAACAAACGGAATATCTCCGTTATCGGTGGTGAAAGCAAGACCCTTGAAACCACCCTCGAATTCAGTAGTGTTGCTGTAACGCCTCTGCTGAACGAGAAGATTGAAGTAAGCCCGACGAACACCAAGGTTCGAGAAAAGAACCGTAGGAGTTCCGCCACCCTGCTTACGAACTTCATCATTCAGTTTGATCAGAAGACCCTCAGAGAGAGCACGGTTAGTACCGCCGTTGCTGTCAACATAACTCTTCCAGACAGGCTCGGAAGAGGGATCAATGTTATAGACCTGACCCGTAGCGGCAACAATCTGAGAAAGTCCCGTTAACTCCTTGTTTCGTGAATTATCACGAGTAATGTAGTCGCCGGATGCAGATGCAACAGCCGCAGCGGGAGTAAACGTTACAGTCGTATCGGAAGCACCAACAGAAATACCAGTAATTTCAGCATCGGCTACACGAACAGCATCAGCAGAAGTAAAGATATCAACAAACATACCAACTTCAAGATACTGAGCACCAGCATTGGCTACAACAAAAGTAGTAGTAGTTCCAGCACCAGTAGCCGTAGCTAATTTACCAGCGTTAGTACCATAAACCTGACGGTTAAGGTCCTTTGAAAGAGTCTGTCGAAGACCCTTTAATTCCTCGTCAAGAGCAGAAGCGAAAGCCTGGAAATTCTTATCGGCTAACTCAAAGGTCTGACCAGAAAGTTCAATAGAACCATAAAGATACTTAAGAGCAACCCGAGCCTGTGCATAACTCTGAGTGCGAGGAATAGGAAGTGCTTCCATTTCCCCACGAGCACCAATACCATGATTACGCTTGGTACGGATCGGGAAGGTTACATATTTACCGCCAACTTCATGAGTAACACCCTCAGAAGACCTTTCAATCCTCTTAAGAGTTACAGTGTCACTCTGAAGCTGATCCTGAAGATCGCCCTCGTAGACCTCTTTAAGAATATTGTCTACGGTGGTCATAGTGACTGTAGCCACTTTTAATCAACTCCGTTTAAGTGTCTTGGGCTGCCTGCCGAAGCATATTGGCAACTAACTGTCTACGCTCGGCATCGTTCGAAGGTTTCGGAACTTCTGCCGGAATCGCAGCGCCACCACCTAAAACGGGAGGTCCTGGCTGGCGAACTACTTTAGTTCTTTCCTGGACAGTCTGAACTGCCTTCTCTAAGGCTGCGAAATCAAATTCGTCACCTTGAGAAGCAAGAGCGAGAACTAACTCTTCATCAAACTCGCCATACTTAGTTTTGAGTTCGTTCAAGTCAGTTTCAAGTTCAGCATCTGCCGCGGCCTGCTGTTCACTTTCCCGTTGGCTCAAAATAATCTGAGCCATAGTGTTAACAGCCTGTTCCATCTCTTTAAACTTAGGGTGAGATAGAATAGGATCGTCTTCACCTAGATCGTTTTGCTGCGGTTGAGTCTGATTAAACTGGCCCTGCTGCTCATTAGAACCATCCGCGCCTACCCACTCTTGAAGTGCTTTAATAACTTCCTGCGGGTTCTCTGATAAAGCATTGAGAAGACCAAGAGCATAGTCTACATCATCAGGAGCAACACCAGATTCCTGGTATTTCTTCCAAGGTTCGTACTGAGAGTGTACCTCGTTAATCGATTTTTGATAGTTTTGATCCCACTTCTGTAAATGTGGAGTCACTTGGCTGTGTAACTGTGAAGGAACTACTCCGAGTAACTCTTCCCAAGCGGGATTAATACTTGGAGTTCCTGTAGATTCAGGAGGCGCTACTTCCTGATTCCCCTGGGTTTCCTGCACAGAACCCTGGCCCTCTGGCGCAAGTTCAGACATTGTTTTTCTTTCTATTAGATTGAAGCAGCATCGTCATTTAAACGAACGGCATAAACCTTGTCATTGTGAGTCATGTTACGAAGTCGTTCAGCAGTATAAGTAGTAGCACTAATAGCAGTTAAACGAGCATCTAAAGCAGCCTCACTTGCATAGTTTGCAGGAGTTCCTACTGAAGAAGTTTCGTCGGCTACAGAGCCAGCCGCTCCGCGACCTCTTTCAGTAAATCCTAATCGGGGATCACCCGGCATATGTGCCATTACAAATTCTCCTCAGGTACAGAAGGTTTGAACTGTTGTTCAGTTTCCTTAATTGCCTCTTGATCGCTCGCCATAGCCATAAACTCTGGCGGCGCCATTTCGGGAGGAAGTGCTCCCATCGCACCTTGAACAATTGCGTTTACGTGTTGCTGGACGTGTTGTTCAAATAGTTCTTTTGCTTCGGGAGGCAACTGCTCAAACGCCTGTCCCTTACGATAATGATTGTGTCGTTCAATATGAAGTCTGTGATCGTCCCAAGAGTTAACAGAAACAATTAAAGTTGTAGGAATAGGACCAGGAGTAATTTCCCCTGTTTCGGGATTTTGTTCCAGAAGCAAGGGCTCACCCGTCGGACCTGCCATAACCATACCGGCCTGGATAGCCTGCTGTCCCTCACTCGACTGCATCCATTCCATGACTTTCTGTTCACGGTCCTGCTCAATAAGTTCTGTAGTAGCCTGAGACATTCTAAGATTTTCACGCTGAGCCTGACGAATATCTGCTTGAATATTTTCATAAATCTTGTTAATGCCACCGATTTCCATAACTTCCAGACCCTTCTGAGGGTCAATAAAGCCCATCTTCATAAGGTCCATAATGAAGGCTTGCTTGGCGGCCTTAGAAATAGGAAGTGCAGAACCGGCTTCAATACGAATATCAGTGTTACCGCGAAGATCAGAACCTTTAAAAGCTTTAATATCAAAAGAACCATCAGCACCTGTAACTTTAACCTGTCGGGCTTCATCCCAAAACTGGTGAACATAACCAAGAGTCATGTGGCCAATTTTCTCAATAGCCTCTTCAATCGAGTCGTAAGTGTAAGATAAGGTGGTTTCATCTTGTTCTTGGAGATAAGAAATAGCAGTAGCGGCTGTAACTCCTGGTGGGGTTGTTCCCTTTGAAACCTCATGCTGTCCACTAATATCATCCATATCCTGCTTAATTCTATCTTGCTCTTCCAAAACATACATAGGAAGGTCTTGTAAAGGAATAGGAGTAGGAGCCTGGAAACCTGGACGGTAAAGAATAATCTGACCTGGTTCAGTAGTTACCTTAGTAGGATCAATTGAACCCATTTCGGCTGCTAATTGAGGTTTCGCCATACGGTTTTTGGCTTCAATAATTTGTCCACGAGTGCGATTATATTCACGCTGTAAAGGAATTAAGTCATTGATAACAGAATCACGGTAGAACTTACCAGTTTGGACGTGGCCAATATGAGCAAAAGGAAAAAAACCATGGTCATAAGGCCAACCAGGCACTTCAAGTACAACTTGATTTCCGGCGATAACATACATTCCGCCTTCAGGTAAATGAGGACAAACTCCTGGTCGAATCCAGCATTCAAGGACAAAGACTGTTTTATTCTTTTCCCATTGCTGTAGCCCCATAATATTTAAGAAAGACTCTTCTAACAGATCACCCTGGGCACGCTCAAATGAGATAGGACGACCATAGATACGACTTAACTCATCTGCACTACGCACCTGAGCATGAATCAAGAATGGCTGATCTTCAATTTCTTCTTCTTTAAGGTCAGGCACAAACAGATGAAAAGGAGTAATAGGTACAAAACTAATATCACCTTGCATCTGGTTAATAGGATCCACTTTAGTAGGGTCCCAGAAGTTCTTAATAAACCCATTACCTGTGATACCTGACCAAAAAACAGCACGACGAATAATACTGTGAACTTTCTTCCAACGGTAGAGTGAATCCCAAATCTGTTCACCTGCGTTGGCAGCATACATATCCCGATCATCCGAAGATGCCGGGACTACAAAAGCATTAGGCTTCTGTGAAGTTAATTTAGCCATTTCCTTCCGCATACGCGGACGAATCTGGTTAATTACTGGACGTGAACGATAGTAAGGAGCAGGAGGAACATACAGTTTCATTGAACGATCTGTTCCAGTACCGCTCCCTTTGAACATCACATTCTGTTGTCCAAAGTAGAACGCCAAATTAAGATACCACTGACGTTCTGCTTTCCACCGGGCCTCTTTTGCCATTGTATACTGCTCGTTGGCCCAGGCAACAATTTTCTTATGACGTTCTTTTTCGAGTCTATTCTCTTTCAGTTGGGATACCAAGTTCGTCGAGTGCTGCGGCGAATTCATCGGCATCCCGTACTCCATCGTCATAGAGTTCCATTCCTAAGCCTTGGCTTTGCGAGATGATTTGCAGTTCCGCAATATCATGGCTACTTCGATAATCAATTTCTGGCGTAGCCTGTGTAGCCGTTTGTAGAGATAAGAGAGTTTTTAAGTCTCCACTCTGCATTCGATTTAATAGACCCTCAATTGTTTGTTCTCTAGAGTTCAAGGTCGAGTTCAAGGTCGAAATCGTTTGGTTTAGAACCCGAATCTGTGCCTTCATCAACAGGTAAATCACGCTGCTTAAGATCAGGCCGAAGGTCAAAGAGAGAATCAAGAGTTGAACGGAGTTTATCATTTTCAGTCTTTAACTCTCTATTCATTTCTACTAAATTGGTAACCTGACTACTAAGGGCATCAATATCTTTAGGCTCTACGAAACCCATTAACCCTTTGGCTACAGTAGCCATGCAATCGGTGCAAATATTAACTGAACCATAAATGTCGAGAGACATTTGGAAGTCAATAAAGTTTAACTCACCATTAGAACTGCGTAAACAAACTACACACTTAGAGGGTGCAATTGGATACTTGGTAAGAACTACCTTGTCACTCTCCGTCAGAGGCATTGTCTTCCTCTTCCTCAACCGGCTCTAAATCCTGAGTATCGTCGTCGACTACCTCATTTTTAGCCTGGTCAGCCTTCATTCGCTGTTCACGATATGCTTGCTCCTGCTCCCGACGAATATCATCAAGGAAAGGACCATTTACACGCGGGTCCAAATCAACAGGACGACCATGTGCATTCTCGTGAGTTAAAGGTTCATGTGCCTGAAAACTCATTACCATTCTCCTACATATTCATCAACAACAAAGTGTTGATCTTGTGGAATTGAATTAACTCCATAGTCTAAACGAATTGGATGCTGTGGATTAAATGTCGTCCCCGGCCCCATCAGTTTAGCAACCTCTTCCTTGCTCATGGAAGGGCTTTCGCCCGGTGCTAGGGGTGCTAACTCGGGCATGAAACTAAAAAAGTATCTAGCAGAATCAATAGCATGATCATCTTTCTTCATAGGCTCTTCTTGCTTATTATTACGCTCAGCCATTTTAGACGACATAAAGGTTTTGCGCTTGTACTTTCTCATTTCCTTAAGGAGATTAGTACAGTTAGACGTAATGTACCACTTTCCATTTTGGAAGTAAGTATTCATGCGGTTAAGACCAGCATCAACAGAACGAAGAGTACCGAGAGCCAGATCAAGGCCATTAAGTGCGTACTCAATTTGAATAGAGTACCCGGTAACCGCACTTCGTTGTTTAATGGCTGGGTCTGCAATTCGCAGAAAAGGCACGATCCCTTTTGATTCTCGATACAGCCGCTCCTTTTCCAAAACAATGTTTGCATGTTGCTCTACCGTCATTTCGCTTCGATAATGTTCATCGAACGTAACCACCGTACCGTTAGTGTGTACCGCGTGCCAGAGCCAGGCAGTAGGATTATTAAATCCATGGTCGAGAGATTCATAATAAGTCCATCCGGGCCCAAAAGGTACGACCGGATCAATGACATTTCTCTCCGAAGAGAAGAACTTGAAAACAAGACCGCCGATAGCAATGTATTCACCCTTGCCTCGGATAATCCTCTCTTCGGCGTCAAGACCGGATAGAAAGTCTTCGATCTCTTCCACGTCGATGTGGGGGTTATCAGTCATATCTACGACGATTACGTCAATCAAAGGATCGCCGTTCATCCCCGGCTCATAAATTTCATCATACGTCCAAGTCATACCATCAACAGGTGTCATTGTAAGCCAATATGATCCACGATAGTCAACCAGACGGGCCTTACATTCACCAAAGATATTCTTAGGCGGCTCTTCATCGAAATGAATAAAGTGTCGAGGAACACCAGCGAACTTGTCTAGGTCCTGCTCATAAGACATAATCTCAAGTTCAGAACCATTTTCTAATGTAAGCAAATGCTTTGCAGAGTGGTAGGAATCTTCCCACGACCCATTAATTAAATACGAGGGAGGCAACCATTGGCGCAGATTTGGCAAGATAATCTTATCAACCCCGTTCTTGAAGTCAACGGTACATATACGTCCAATAACAGGGGGTTCCGGCGTTGTTCTATATGGATGTGAACCGGTGAGCCAGAAAATATCTTCCGCAATCCCGCCAGTAGTTTTTCCTGATCGGTTTCCCCCAACATACTGACGCCCCTTTTTAGGGGATGAATGGAACTTAATTTGCTTTTGATGTGGAGTGTATCCGTGGATATTAGGTTTGCGTGCCTGTTGACTTAATCCAGCGGCTACAGTAGCCAACATCTTATCCAAACTGAACTCAGGTTCAGGTTGATTCTTTTTCTTAGCCATTAGTATCCGTAAACCCCGTTGATGATTAATTTATCCCCTGTAGCAAACGTAATAGGAGTACCATTTGTAACTGAACCTAGATACCCTCCCGCAGTAGTTAAGGTATATAAAACTGCTAAAGAAGAACTTCCAGTAATTACACCTGTTAAGTCTTCATAAGCACCACCTACACTAACATCTGCTGCTAATCCAGGTACACACCATAATCTATTAGCTTCAGAAGGAATAGGAAGAGAGAATCTATATTGACCTGTACCGTAAG